AGATTGTTCTCATCTAAAAATGCGTAATGTGCCATTATGCCCAACTCACATTTCCTGTGCCATTTGTTATTGTTGTGACTTTGTAAGAACCATCAGTTGCTGTGCTACCTGTTAGACCTGCGCCTATGGTAATTGTTCCGCTAGCCGTCAAATAACGCAGTATAACTACACCTTTGCCACCTTCGCCGCCATCATTATCTGAAGCCTCACCTGTGCCACCGCCACCTGCGCCTCTGTTATCAGTTCCATTTGTTGCGGCCACAGCACTATTACCACCAGTGCCACCACCGCCGCTGCCACCTGCACCGCCGCTGCCTGGGCCTGAACCGCCGCCGCCGCCACCTGCATAAGTTACAGATGAACCAGTAATTGATGTAGCAACTCCATTACCACCTGCACCGCCGTTACTGCCTGGTGAATTACTTCCTACAACACCTGCACCACCGCCGCCACCAGCTGATGATGCGCTTGCAGTTCCACCATCAAAGCCTTCATTAGGAGTGCCAGTTCCTGCTGTGTTAGTTCCTGCGTGACCAGCGCCGCCACCACAACCGCCATTGTTTCCAGTTGAAGCTCCACTGTTTCCCCCACCGGCGCCGCCACCTGTTGAAGTTATAGTAGAAAAAATAGAATTACTACCATTAGAACCCCTAGCACCTGACGAAGTGCAACCAGGGCCACCAGCGCCGACTGTGACTGTATAATTTGTTGCTTTAGAAACCAACAAAGCACTTTCTAAAGAACCACCGCCGCCTGTCGCCGTAACTGTGCAACGCAAACCACCAGCGCCGCCACCTGCGCCGCGATTACCGCCACCGCCGCCGCCGCCAGCTACTACTAAATAATCAACATTAAAACCGCGGGGATAATTTTGACTGGCAATGATCCCGATTAGACTCATTACGCTATATCTCCTATTACATACCAAGTATCGGTGGCAACCTTGATGCAGGATGCAGCAGAGAATTGCGCTCTTAACTTAGGAGTTGTGCCAGTTGCTCCAGTTGATGAGATTGTCGTAGTGCCTGAGCTAACAGCTTTGATAGTTGTCTGACCTGCTCCGATTTGAATAACATTAATTACTGTGCCAATTGGAAAAGCAACGCTGGCGTTTGTGGGAATCTGAAAGTCATTAGCACTTGCAACCGACATAGTAACCAGTTTGAAGGCATCACCGAGCACAACTGTATAAGTAGCAGTCTGTGCGTTCAATTGTAAATTGACGCCAAGAGCCCATTCAGGCGCTGTTGCTCCAGAATTAACGCGCAGCAATTGACCATTTGATCCAATAGCAACTCTGGCTTTTGCTGTGCTACTAGTGTAATAATCAACATCTCCAGCAGTTGTCCCTGGGTTAAGAGCTTTAACTGTAGTATCAGCTCCGCTGCCCAAAGTGCGAATGGCAGCTGCGCCATCCTTTACTAAATCTGTATCAGCTGGGGTTGTCCAGCCATAATTCGTTGTCGTTGGCATTTAGTCTCCTATGCAACTATTGTAGCGTTATACCATTCCAGTAATGGGTTTATTGTATTCCAACTCTCTATCGCTGGGACTGAGTTCCAACGGAAGGTTTGAAGGCTGAAAGCGATAGGCGATAGGTTCATCGTCAGGTCTAGGCGGTTAAGACTTGCAGTCCAAGTCCAACCCTCAACAAATCCTTGGAACTCGCCATCGGTCATATTGGATGGCAGATTAGTAATATTTAATGGCATACCCATAAATACATTTAGAAGGCTATCTCGGTCGGCATCATCAATCTCTGTATTGGCCGTAGTAAAGGTTATCTGCCGTAGGGCAAATTGAGGATAAGCTCGGATAAGTAGATAGAAGGCTGCTTGGGCTTCGGCATCGTGACTGTGGCGAAGGGTTGTAGATATTGTGGTAGCTAGTTGGCCGTAAAGCGATATAGAAGCTGCATCCTCATCAGTTACCGATGCGCTGCCAATGCCATAACCAACTGTGATTGCGTTGCGGACATCTCCAGCGCGCTTGACTATTGAAAGAGCTGGGCCAATGGCGTGATTCCCATCAAGATCAACATAGCCATTAGTCGCTAGATATTGACTGCGGTGTGTCGAATCGGCATATCCAATACGGCCCTGCGCATCTTCATACAAATAACCTAATCCGCTATTGGCATACCTAGAAGCTAAATTATAAACTGTGTCATTAAGGCCAGTCTCTGAGTGCAACTCATAATCACCAGGAGTATCTATCTCTCCTAGTCCGCTATTTTCTGCATCCTGCCATTGCGTAGTTGCGTCATAACTATTCCAAGTCTCTGCCGCTGGCACTTCATTCCATTGGTCAAATAATACGCCGCTAAGTAATTCTTCAATGCGGTCTCCATCAAATTGATGAGCAAAGTTTCCACTATAAACTGCCCTAGCAAGTCGCGCTAAAGCTCCTACTGCAACGATTCTAATCTGCTGGCTCGTAGCTGTTGATCCTGAAGTCTGGACTGTAATGCCTAAGTCAGTAATAAAGCCGCCAAATAGATTGACATAATCGCCATTAGAGTCTTGGACTTCTATTGTTACTGCGTCATTTACTTCATAGGGAACTGCAGCTTCAGCTGTCTCTATAAGACTTAAATTGCAGTAACCAGCAATCGGCTGCTGATAGATATCAGTGCGACCTGAAGTAATAGTTAAGCCGCTAAGAGTTGCGCTAGTGACTGTAACGCCATCAACCTTAACTCTATAAACTGGATTCCAGAGGGTCATAGTTCTACTAAGCCAGCAATTCCACCGCCACCGCCACCATTGCGAGCGTTGCTATTGTTAAGAGCTAAGACAACTGCTCTAGTAAATCCTTCTTCATCAATAGCGCTTGGGGCATTGACATTGATAATCACATTGCCGCGTTCTTCGCCGCGTCTAGCTGCTGCTACATCAAAGCCAGCAGCTATACCCTTGCCCGTTGGATTTAGCCCAGAAGGGAAAACAGGCAATGATCCAATTACAGTTCCACCGCCAGTAGTGACGCCACCAGTAGATACGCCACCGCCTTTATCTGAAGATTTAGTAACGCCAGATCGATCTGTAGAAGAATCAACACTCATTGAAAAATTACCAACTGCTCCCGTTTTTTGCGCTCTAACCTCATCCCCAGCATCTTTCAATTTTCCATATAGGAAAGCTGCGCCACCTATCGCGGCTAAAGCTGCTGTCGCAGCTAACACCGAGACACCTCCAGTCGCATAAGCGGTAGCTACTGCTGCTCCTGCAGCTGCCGTTCTTTGCCCTGCAAAGGCTGTTGTTAAAAGTCCTATTGCTCCAGCCAAGGCTTGAATGCCAGCAACGACTTTTGCTGATAGGAAAATAGAGCCTAAAATTACCCCAAGTGCTAGTAATTCATCTTTAAGATCAATGATTGTTTTTATAAATCCTTTAATTTTCTTGCCCCACTCGACTGCTGTTTTTTGTGATGCAGTCAATCCTTCATTCAATCCATCAGTTCCAGTTAAACCAGAAATAAAAGCTTCAAGGGCTGGAATAAAATTTTCAAGTAAAAAGCCAGTTAGTTCTTGAACTGTTGGAAGCAAGGCTGCACCAATAGATTCTTTAGCTTCATCAAGAGCAATCTTAACTCGCTCCATTTGCTTCTGTGTGCTCTGCGCTTCATTTTCAGAAAAGTTACCAAAGGTTTTTGTCAGCTGATTAAATGTAGTATCAAAATCTTGAGACTTAAGATCAGCTGCGCTAATGCCAAGACCCAATTTGCCGAGCGCTGTTGTATTGCCATCATAGGCTCGACCCAGCGCATTACTTACTGCCTCTAATGGCTTGCCTGTTGCTGCACTTAAATCTAGTGCTAAATTTAGTAACTTCTGAGCATCTTCAACATCATTAGTCGAGCGGACTAATCTACTAAAAGCTGGACGCAATTCATCATCGGTAATTCCAGCAGCAATAGAAGTTTTTGTTATGTATTTTTCAACGCCCTTTATTTGCTCATCTGTTGCTTTAGTTGTGCTGCGTATAGTCTCGCCTAATTTGAGTTGCGCTGCCTCATCTTCGGCTGCTGCTTTGACTGCGCTGACTGCGAATGCGCCAATAGCTGCGCCAGCAGCAGCAAAGGCTAGGGCGGCCTTCTTGCCAAATTCAGCCGCTCGCTCACCAATAGAATCAATGTCTTTAGAGCCATTTTGTAATTTCTTTTGAAAGTCTGCTGTATCGGCTAGGAGCTTAAGGGTTAATGCTCTCGAATCAGATGCCATTTATGCCCCACTTATCTAATATCTTATTAAATGCAGCAGTCCATTGACCGACTATATTTCTTTGCTCTTTGCGTAGCGTTGGATAAATAAACCAACCGCGAGAGCCTCTGCCCATTCTTCCAGAATAACTAGGAAATTGCTTAAACTTATTAGACCCAAATTCATAGCCAGCCCAAAGCTGTTGCGTAGTTGCTCCACCGCTAAATCTCTGACTAGCAAAGCCATAACGAATTTCGCCTGTAGTGCTGGACTTGCTAACTCTTGATCCGCTTACAATTCTATTAATGGCCTCTTGGCCTTTAGTGCGAGTGGCAGCTGTGTTACCAATTTCTTTTTGAAGATAGGTAGCAAGATTGTTAGAGCTTTGACGAGCCTCGGCTTTAGCTTCATCACCTAGCAAGGTAAAGGCTTTATAGACTTGACGGAGCTCTGTCCGGTCAAATGCTGATACTTCTTCAGCCATTGCTATTCATCTCCTTTATCAGCTCGACTGCCGTTGCTACATCGTCCCAGTCATCCCAGTATTGCATTGGGATTCCAGTCTTAATAGCAACTGTGACTAATAGCCGCCTTATGCTGTCGGGCTGATGGCTTTTGGGTCATCGTTGCCAGTCCTTACATCGGCAACAGTTTCCATCCAGATATCAAAAGACTTGACTGGCTTACCAGCACTCTCGCGCTTATAAGCGTTATATGCCAAGAACATTAAATCCCAGATTCCTATGTTGTCTTGCGCCTTTGTGATTGTGTGGCCTGTGGTCTTTTCCCACTTGGCCCACTCTGGCGGTTGAGCAATATAGGTGGCAACTTCGCCCCCGTTATATTCAATTGTAATTGATAGTTTCATAGCTCCCGATGCTCCGATCTCTTAGCTGAAGTTCTCTGTTGGTGTTCCAACTACTGTCATCGTCCAAGTGTCGGTAAGTGCTCCAGGAGCAGCTCCACCTGCAGTTGGGAAGATTGGCAATACGCTGAAAGTAAATACTGCCCCAGTTGCAGCTGTGAAAGCAACTGTGAGTGTGGTGTTAGGTGATGTTTCAGCATCAGCCCACATTGCTTCGAATAGAGAGCTTGCAACTCCCCAATCCTGTAGCAATTCAATTGCAAATGTCCATTGCTTATCAACGGACTTATAGGCGCGACCATCAAGAGTCTGATAGGTCTCGATGATAGTTTCGCAGCTTAGAACTGCGCTTGTTGCTTGGGCATCGTAATTTACGCTATCAAGCGTGAAGGTAACATCGCGCCCAGTTATTACTGTTGTTGGCATTTGGGTCTCCTATGCGGTTTGCTCGTAGCGGACGCTCAAGCGTATGTCTGCAACCAATAAATTGGTTGTTCCTACTGTTGTTACTGACGGCCTATCGACTGTCGATAACTCATACTTGGAAGCGTTTAGCGCTCCAAGAATACTAATAATTAATTGCTCTAAATTGTCTAGTGATGCGGCGTTGCTAAAATATGCAACGCAAGCAGTTATTGTGTAATTTAATTTAACGCGAGTTGTTGTTTTACCTAAGACTTCAAGCTCCATATAAGGCGCATCTGGGACGCACACTATTGCTGGAACTATGGGAGACTCTGGAACTGAATCGTAGATATTTGCGGCGCATCCTGCTAAAGCAGTTTTTATTGCGCCTCTAACATCTGTGGCAATTGTTGATGCAGGCATTAACCCACCATCGTTTCAACATCAAGATAAGGGCCAAGTAAGCCAGTTACTTTGGCAAGTAAATTCTTAGATAGGCGGTAAGGGGTAACTGCGAAATCTACGCCTTCTATTGATCCACCAGCGGCGGTTCTGGATTGAAAGATTTCAACGGAGATAGCCAGAATAGCAGCTTCAGCATTGGGGTTTCCGACATAGGTCGATAATCCAGATAGCGCAGCGTTTCCTGCTGGGATGATATTTTTTTCCAATATGTCTGCAT